TTAATTTAGTTGTGCACACTGGCTAGGCAGACGTGTATAGAGACTGCATGACGAGGGCTATACAACCAAGGAGGCAATATGGCTAACCCACATTTTCAGAACATGATTCTGTTTGCAGGTAACACAGATGTTACTGAGCAAAAAAAGAATCAACCAATGTTCATGCCATATCCGTCAGATCAAACATTCTACGGATATTTTAATGACTTCATGACATATACTGCTACTGACTGGACGATTACATCAACAGATGGTGGCGGAGATTCAGGTGAAGTTATACAAGCTACCAGCTCGGCTGGAGGAGCTTTATTAATTACAACTAATGATGCTGACAACGATTCAGAAGAATTACAACTTAAAGGCGAAGCATTTAAATTAAGTACAAGTAAGAAAGCTTACTTCTCTGCTAGATTTAAATTAAGTGACGCAACAGAATCTGACATGCTATTAGGCTTAACAATCACAGACACAACTGCGATTGATGGAGTATCTGATGGTGTGTTTTTTAAAAAAGATGATGGCGACACTAACTTAGACTTTGTTGTAGAAAAAGACTCTACTGAAACTGCAACTGCAGCTGTAGGAACTGTAGCAGATGACACATTTATCACTGCAACTTTCTTTATTGATCCAGATAGATCTAAAGTCTATTACTCAATCAACAATGCAGCACCAGTTGGTGTAGTAAATACAAATTTACCAGACAATGAAGAGTTGACTGTAACTATCGCTGTACAAGCGGGAGCGGCAGCAGCTAAATCATTAACTGTAGATTACGTAAGTGCTATAGTTGAAAGATAGGAGTTAACAATGTTTGCTCTTAAAAATAAAGAACTAACCGCTAGTGGTCAGGTAACAACTAAAGTATCGGCAGGGACTAATACACTTAGTGCTCCAGCTAGAGTTGTTGGACTTAACATTAGATGTGGTGGTACTTTAGGCAAAGTTGATTTAAGAGATGATGGTGCAAGTGGCACTGTCAAATTCACAATACCAACTCCAGCCATAGGTTCAGGCGAAGATGAGATTTTACAAGTTACATTTCCTGATCCAGGATTAAGATTTGAAACTGATCTTTATGTTTTCTTTAATCAAGCTACACATGTAGAAGTCTTGTATGGCTAGAAAAAGAGATAAACAACCACCAAAAACAAAGAAATATTTCCGCCCCACGAAAAAAGGGGCGGGAATGACAGCTGCAGGAGTAGCGAAATATCGTCGTGATAATCCTGGTTCAAAATTAAAAACAGCTGTTACAGGTAAAGTAAAGCCTGGGTCAAAAGATGCAAAGCGTCGTAAATCATTCTGTGCTAGAAGTGCAGGACAAATGAAAAAATTTCCTAAAGCAGCTAAAGATCCTAATTCAAGATTAAGACAAGCTAGAAGACGTTGGAAATGTTAAGATTAATTATAATATTACTGTTTGTTACAACAAAAGTTCATAGTGAAACTAACACAGTTTCTTCAACGGTTGTGACGAATTCTACCCCACCTACTGCAAGCTCACCTAGTGTAGTTGTAAATAATTCAGACGTTTGTAAGACGGCGGTTGCCGGGGCAGTGCAAACCCAGATCCTCGGAATTTCGTCGGGAATTACGGTGACTGATGAAAACTGTGAGAGAATTAAATTAGCGAGATCTTTATATGCTTCGGGCATGAAAGTAGCGTCTGTGTCAATATTGTGTCAAGATCCACGAGTTTGGGATTCAATGGCTATGGCAGGGACTCCGTGTCCTTACATGGGCTCGATTGGTCAAGATGCTGAAACAGGTTGGAAAGAAAACATGGATATGATTCCTGAGGGTAGTGTGATCTACTCGAAATGGAATGATGAGATAAGTAGTATAAAAGTAGCAGAAGGAGTAGATAGCGATGCATCGAGGTTTATCAAGTTTGTATTGGGTGCTATGGTTATGCACTCTGGCATTGTCATGTTCTTCTAGAGCCGAGTGTCCAATAACTGCTACAGGAGTTTGTACACCTGGAGTAGAGGAAACAATCGTAATTACAGAAACGGAATCAATTGAGTATGAAGCTGATGGTCATACAGTAACTACGACTACAACTACAGATACAACTACGGTAACAGTAACAAATGAGGACTCTGGTGATATTTTGGACGGTAGTAATGGCTATGTACAGCCTAGATATGAAGGAGATATGGACCAGGATTGGGGCGGGCAAGGCCCTGCTTCTATGCCTTCTGGTAACACTTGTGGTGAATTAGGCTCAGATAGATGTGCTCAAATCACTGGATCAGGTAATACAACGTCGACCATGGGCGTGAGCGGAATGGGTACGACTTTTATACAAACTGTGGATATATCCGAATTAGACATCGAAAATGGGGGCAGAACTAACTATTCCATTAAAGTAGATAAAAGAGATGCACAAGATCGTATTGTCATGCACATCACAGGAAAAAACGGCAATACAAGTGTATTTGCTGGTACAGACATTTTATCAGAATCAGGAGTAACTAGTGGTTATCAAGAATACACAGGCGGTTTTGATTTTGCAGGAACAATTACAAAATTAACAATAGAAATTTCAGGACGCGATATCAACTTGGCAATTGGACCGCTTTTTGATGATGTCAAAATAAACGTATTATACAATGTTGTATCCACAATAGTGACACAATCAATAACATCTGTTGAAATGTGGGTTGCTTATGGAGGCAGCACAGAAACAGAAGTTATAGATATTGTAGAAAACATATTTGATCACAATGATGTCATAGTTCCTGAATCACCTGGAGATGATATGTTTTTTGAGCCTGAGTTTGATGAACCAGACATGGAAGTATCTTACGAAACTGTAGAAATGGAAATGGAGATGCCTAGTTTTGACATGGACTTTGAGATGGAGCTACCAGAAATGGAAATTGAAATGCCTGAAGTAGAGGTAGCTGTTGTTGAAGTTGAGATGGAAATGGAAATGGAATTAGAGTTAGAAATGCCAGCACCAGAGCCAGAAATGACAGAAGAGATTGAAGTTGCTCCAGAACCAGATACAATGGAGCCAGAACCTGAAATGGAGGAGCCAGTAAATGAGCCAGAACCAGAACCAGAATCTCAACCCGAAGCTAAAGCTGAGCCAGAATCCGTGGATGAGTCTACTGAGGAAGATTCTACAGAAGCTGAAACTAATGCGGAAGAAGAGTCTGAGTCGGAGGAAAGCGTTCAGGAGACTGAGGCAGATGAGAGTGAATCAGAAGATATGGGAAAAGCGGAAGATAAGAGTGAAGCCGAAGAGAAACCTGTAAAAAAACCAGAGTCAAAGAAAGAAAAAGCTGCAAAAAAAATTGTAAAGAAGATGGGTGATAAGGGTAGATATGACTCAACAAATCAGTTAAAAACATTAATCGTGATGCAAGTATTAGGTGACACTAAGACCTTTTTTGATTCACAAAAACAATTAGAGGATCGAATGGATTTCTTTACAGACTATATGATACCGGATGCAGAACTACAAAATAACAATACAGCGCAGTGGTTTTTATTTGGTGGAAGTAATGTTAAGATGGATGATATGATTATGCAACAATGGCAGACGGGTTCGGAATAGCAATGGCAGAAGTTGAGTTCGCGGGTTTAAAGTTCAAAGGCGGGAAGATCTTTGTTATAATCACAGCTTTAACCACATTAGGTGGTGGACTATGGGGTGGCTTTGAATTTTATAAAGATTATCTCACAATGAAAGAGCAGATACAAGAGTATGTAGCGCCAGATCTATCTGGTTTTGATAAAGAAATTGCACTTACAAAAGAAGAATTAAATAGCAAAACAGATCTCATTCAAACAGAAGTAAACATGATTATGCAAGAAATGGAAATGATTATGTCAGAGATAAGATTAGTTAGTGATGTTGCAAATGAATTAAAGAATGATCTTCGTCAAGATGTTAGACGTATTGAAAAAGTTGTTAATGATGTTGAACAATTAGTCAAAGAAGATTCGAGAGAAACCAACCAGGAGTTAAGAGATACCACGAAGGACATTCAGGAAGACATGGAACGATTGACGGATAAGTTGGAGCAAGCCATGACTGAATTAGAAGAAAAAATAAATAAACAAATAAAACTTGCATTAGAAAATCCATTATCACAAATGAAGTAAATGTTGCAGCTTTTTGGTTTTCCAGTTTTTACAAAATCATTAATTGATTATAATTATAATAGAGACAAATTAATTAAAACAATAGAGTCTAATTATAAAATTAAAAAAAATCGTGATGAATGGGATGGAGATCCTAAGTTTCAACATTCTAATATGCATCATTCAATAAATGATGAAAACAATAAAATTTTTACACAACCAGATTATAGTTCTGTGGGAATTCATTATGAAAATTGTATTCAAGAATTTTTCAATGAATTAAAATTAAAATCAGATATTAAGTATTCATGGAAAATTGTTAATTACACATGCATGGAAAACGACATGTATATGAGATCACATACTCATGTTAATGGAGACGATTTTACAGCGGTCCATTATTTGCAATATGATGATTTACATAACAATAGTACATTTTATGAAAACCCATCATCGCATGCTCAGTATTTACGATATATAAGACCCAATCTTTATCCTTGTTTTTATAGTCATAATATAGAAAATTCTTATTTGTATGAAAATTTTAAACTAGCTACTAAACAAGACGATTTTGTAATTATTCCTTCTTGTCTTCCACACAGTATTCAAAGAGTTAAAACTAACAAATTAAGAATAACAATAGTATTAAATATTAAGATAGAATCAAATGGCGAAGACACCATCTAACGAATACTTTACACCTGTCAAAAAAAGAACTAGTATAGGGCGTTCTTCACGCACAAGGCCAAAGAACAAAAACAAAAGACGTCAATACGTTAAATATAGAGGTCAAGGATGAGAAAAGGTTTATACGCTAACATTCATGCTAAAAGAAAACGTGGTGGCAAAATGAGAAAAAAGGGCGCAAAAGGTGCTCCTACTGCAGCAAATTTTAAAAGAGCTGCACAGACTGCGAGGAAAAGATGACTAAATTATGTCCAAGAGGTAAAGCCGCAGCTAAGAGAAAATTTAAAGTATATCCTTCAGCATATGCAAATGCTTATGCATCTAAAATATGTGCAGGTAAAATTAAAGATCCAAGCGGTGTTAAAAGAAAAGATTTTAAAGGACCTA